CCGGAACCGATTGGAGATGACCATGCCAAAACCGAATAAAAATGAAAGCAAACAGGATTTTCTCAAGCGCTGCACCGGGGAACTGGTTGACCGGGAGGGCCGGGAATCCGATCAGGCCTTTGCCATGTGCAATGCCTTTTGGGATGACAGCAAATCCCAGCGCTCTGCCCTGAGCCTGACCGCGCCGTTATCTTTGGCTCCGGCCCAGGGTGACCAGCCCGGCAAAGGTTTTTTGATCACGGCCTATACCGGAGCGGTGATTGACCGGGGATGGTTCGGCAAGCTGGTGATTGCCACCGACGGGATCAAGGTCAACGCCAAGATGCCGGTACTTCGGGAGCATGAGCGTTCCCGGGTGGTGGGTTACAGCACCAAGGCCTGGAAGGAAAATAGCAACTTGTTCCTTCAAGGGGATTTTTCGGTCAAATCGGCGGACGGCCAGGAGGTCAGGGATCTAGCGGAAGAGGGGTTTCCCTGGCAGGCCAGCATCGGCGTGTGGCCGAAAAAGGTCAAGGTCCTGGACAGCGACAAGGAAACCGAGCTGGTGAACGGCCAGGAGGTCGCGGGGCCGGCGGAAATCTGGTTGGAATCCTATGTCCGGGAAGTGAGTTTTTGCGCCCTGGGCGCGGATGATGAGACCGCAGCGATCACGCTGGCGGATCAGGACAAAAAGGTTCGGGTGTCCATAGAGCGTTCCGGGCCGAAATCAAAGGAGGCAATTATGCCTATCACGTTGCAGCAATTGGAGGCCGAGGCCCCGGAACTGCTCAAGGAAATCAGGGGTTCGGCCAGGTCGGAGGGTCTGGCGGCCGGCCAGGATGAGGGCGTTCAAACCGAACGGGCCCGAGTGGTGGAGATCCTGGAGGCTGACGGGGACAAAGCGGTGACCCTGGAGGCCGTCAAGAACGGCGCACCTGCAGGTGAAACCTTCAAGCGGTTCTTCCAGGCCGAAAAAGACGGCCGGGACAAAGCCCTGGCGGAGATGAAAACCAATGCGCCGCCATCCATGGGGCCGACCGCCCCGGGCACCGGTCAGGATTTCGAGGCCAAGGTGAAGGAAATCATGGCTTCGGGCAAATCCCGGGGCGAAGCCATCAAAATGGCGGCGAAGGAATATCCCGAACTGCATCAGGCCTATGTCGACCGGCACAACCCGGCGGGAAAATAGGAGGAGGTCGAAATCATGTTTACGGATCGAAACAAAACTTTTTTGGCGGGTTCGGCCCTGGAGCCGAACCGGCGGGTCAAGTTTTCCTCCGGCAGTGTCACGGAGCCGTTTGAGGTTATCTATGCCGGGGCCGGAGAGTATGGCATCGGCATCACCCTGGGCCGGGCCGCGTCGGGCGACCCCATTGCCGTCAAGCTCTGGAATGACCCCGGTACCTTTCAAATCGAGGCCAACGGTGCCATCGCCCTGGGAGCCAATCTCTACGGCACGGCCAGTGGCCGGGTCGATGACTCCGGAACCGGCACCATCCAGTTTATCGCCCTGAAAGCGGCCAGCGGCGCCGGGTCCATCATCGAAGTAGCCATCAACCCCTATCTGGCCACCGCGGCCGGGTCGGTATCCATTGCCGACAGCGGCAGCCTCATCACCGGGGTAACGGTGGAGGCCGCCCTGGCCGAAATCATGCAGGGGATCAAGACTACGCAGTATTTTCTCCAGCCCGCGGCCATTACCCTGGAAACCGGCGCCCCCACGGTGGTCTTCGCCAACGGTGCCGCCGACGGGTTCACCCAGCTCACCAACAAAGAGGTGGCTTTGCGGTGGAACAACGGCGCCAATCCCACCAAAATGGCGGCCCGGTTTGTCATCCCGCCGGATCTGGACCCGACGGCGGACATGGTGGTCCACTTTCTCGGGGCCATCGTCAAGGCCGGGGCGAACGAAGTGGACTCGCCGACCATTACCTGCGAGGCTTACTTCGCCGTTGCCGGGGCGGCCATGCTGGCGGATGCCAACTGCGGCGGCACGTCGGGCGAATTTCTGACTGCCGCCACCGACACCTATCAGGAAAAGACCCTGGCCATCGCTTTGGCGGACCTTCCGGCGGTGCCATCTGTTTTGACCCTGATTTTCAACCCGACCGACGGCCAGCTCGGCACCGACGACTTTGTCCTGGCGGGCCTGTGGATCGAAGCCAAACGTCAATGCCTGACCTCGTAACGGGGCAGTGAAAGGAGGAACTGAACATGCCCAGACCAACTTCTGGCACGACCATTCAACGCCCCGATCTCGGGCAACTGGCCTATGAGGCCATTATGGCTCCGGATCGGCAGGGCTTTATCGCCGATCAGGTGTTGCCGTATTTTGAAACGCCCGAACAGTCCGGCGACTACCCTAAGATCCTGGTGGAAACTTTCCTCAAATCCCACGATACCCGCCGGGCGCCCCGGGCCGGTTATCCCCGCGATGATTGGGAATTCACCACCGGGCAATTCTCCTGCCAGGACCACGGCCACGAAGAACCCCTGGACGACGTTGAGCGGCGGATGTACGCCCGCCTGTTTGACGCCGAGACAGTGGCGGTGGAGCGGGCCATGGACAAGGTGCGCCGGGCCCGAGAAATCCGGGTGGCCGCAATGATCATGAACCTGACCAACGTCCCGTTGACCGGGGCGGCGGCCGCGGCCTGGGACGTGGCTGCCAACTGCACCCCCAAGGTGGATGTTGACGCGGCGGTTGCGGCCCTTCGGACCAACCGCGGTATCATGCCCAACAGCGTGGTCATGGCTTGGGACGTGTTTAAAAACGTCCTGCGGTCCAATGAATTGAAAACCTATCTCCAGTACACCAGCCCGCACCTCATCGAAACCGAGCAGGCGCAGCGGGACATGTTGGCCAAGTATTTCGGGGTTGACCAGGTCCTGGTGGCCGGCGGCATCTACGACTCTGCCGACAAGGGCCAGACGGCCAGTCTGGGCAATATCTGGACCCACGATTACGTCCTGGTGGCCCGTTTGGCCTCCAATGTCAGGGACCTGAAAGAGCCCTGCCTGGGCCGAACCTTTCTCTGGACCGGCGACAGCCCCCAGGAAATGATCACGGAACAATACCGGGAAGAAAGCATCCGGAGTTGGGTGTACCGGGTGCGCAACAATGTGGACGAGGCCCTGGTTTACGCCGGCGCCGGTTATCTGATCTCCGGTGTCAC